AAGAAACGTAAGCACACCCCCAAGTCTATCATCTGGACAAAGGATCAGGTGGAACTCTTTCTAGAGACTGCATTTTCTAAGTTCAAGTATAGAAACATAGGCTTGCTTGCAATGATGTGCTATGAGTGGGGTCAAAGACCGACAGATATCATGCACTTGAAGTGGGATAACCTTGACTTTAAAACTAAGTCAGCCACCATCAAGCAATCCAAGAGAGGGGCAACAGTTCAGCTACCGATTGATGATGAGATGGAGAACTACTTACAACAACAGTATAACGATTGGAAATTCAAAGACCAGAAATATGTGATTCCTCACCAGAACCCTTCTGATGGGTGCTACAGAGCACTTTCTCCAATGCAAGTGTCTACCCTTACGAATGAGGTAAAGGCTCTGTGTGGTCTTCCTATGGAGTTACAGATAGGTTTCCTTAGAAAGACTGCCATTGTTGAGATGATTAACAAGGGTGCAGACCAGTTGGCAATCATGTCTGTAACAGGACACCAGAACGTACAAAGTCTGAACCCATACAACAAACATAACTACGATACTGCCAAGGCTGCATTGGATATGAGGAGAGGGTGATGATAGAAGAAGTGTGGAAGTCAGTACCAAAATATAAGAACTTAAATGAGGAACAGAATGAATTGTTTACTAAGAACTATATGATTTCTAATCATGGTAGTGTTTGGTCAAACGTCACCAACAAGATCAAGAGATGCCACCCAAATACTAACGGATATTATGTTCTTAATTGGGTAATACCAAAGCATTTAAGGACTACTCAAAAAGGCATCTGCCCAAGGGTACATAGATTAGTGGCTACACAATTTATTGATAATCCAGAGAATAAACCAGAGATTAATCATAAGGATGGTGATAAATTAAATAACTTATTTACTAATCTTGAATGGTGTACAGGTAAAGAAAACATAGAACACTCTTGGTATGTGTTAGGAAATTTACCTAAATATGGTTGTGATAATCCTTACTCTGCATTAACTGAAGATAAAGTTAAGTTTATATTAGATAACTATGATCCAAGACACAAAGAGTTTGGGGCAAGAGCATTAGCAAGGAACTTTGGAGTACATCATAAAACTATTTTAAAATATATAAATGATGGGAGAGGGTGATATGAAAGAGATAGAAGTTACAGAAAATATGCTAATTAAAGCCAGAGATAAGGCAGTTGAAATGGGTAAACTATATAACTCCATACTAAGAGGTGGTGGTAACATTGCAGGATTTATAGGAGAACAAATTGCCCTTAATGTAATAGGTGGAGAATGGCAAAACACTTATCAGTATGATATCTTGTGGAAGGGTGGTGTTAAAGTTGATGTAAAAACTAAACAGACAAGCGTAAAACCTTTACCACATTATGAATGTAGTATTGCCAAGACTAGTTCCAAACAAGATTGTGATTGGTATATTTTTACAAGAGTTAAAAAAGACTTTAGTGTTGGTTGGTTTTTAGGAGCTATATCTAAGAAAGATTATTTTAAAGAAGCAAACTTTTTAAAAAAAGGAGAAATAGATCCATCAAATAACTTTACAGTCAGAGCCGATTGCTATAATATACCCATATCGGATCTAAGAGAAACCATACGAGGAGGAGACAATGACTGACAATCCACACCAACCCTGTCCATTTGAAGACTGTGGATCATCAGATGCATTCAACTGGAACGAGGATGGCTATGGGTTTTGTCATAGTTGTGGTGAGGGTTATCCCTCTAAGAATAGGTTGAGGACATTTGATTGGGTGAGTAGTACGTATCCATTAAAGAGAAAGGTAAATGTTATGGATGTAGAAATAAAGGGTATGACCTACGACAACATCAGGGGTATAGATCCTGAAGTCTGCAAGATGTATGGCATACAGGTACAGACAGATGCTGAAGGTAATCCCATCAGGTATGCATACAAATACCCACACACAGTCAAGTACAGAGACTTCAACGATAAGTCTAAGACTTGGATCAAGGACAAGGGTGCAGGGATGAATCACCTGTTTGGTCCTGACTTCAATGCTAACAGTTCACAGAAACTGTATATTACAGAGGGTGAGTTTGATGCTGCCAGTTTGTATCAGATCTTGGGGAAGAAGTGGTTTGTTAAGTCTCTTCCCTCTGCCTCTATTGGAAAGAAGTTTATTGAAAACAATCTGGAATACCTGAAGTCTTTCAAGCAGATCATCTATGCAGGTGAGCTTGATGATGCAGGTAAGAGATCTGCTGAGAAATTCTACGAGGCTTTTCCAGAGAAGTTATACTATGTACCCATGACTAAACACAAGGATGCTAATGACTTTCTAATGGCAGGTGATGGAGATGACTTGAAGTGGGCTTCTATCAAACCACAAAGGTACACACCAGATAACTTCTTCTGCTCTGATGCCCAAGTCTTACAAGCAATAAGGACTGAGAGTCCATACGACTACACACCGACAGGACACACAGGACTTGACGATAAGATCAGGGGTATAGTCAAGGGTGGTCTGACATTTATCAAAGCACCAAGAGGTACAGGAAAGACAGAACTTATACGATATGTTGAGACAGGACTGTTAAAGAACCCTGATATAAAGATAGCCATGCTACATATGGAAGAGATGAAAGCGACAACATACAGAGCTATGGCAACCTATGAACTAGGTGTTAATGTGAGAACCAAAGAGGATCAGAAATACAATAACATATCTGAGGAAGTGTTAGAAGAGTATGCACTCAAAGCCACCAAGAATGATAGAACGATTGTCTTTGAGATGAGGTCACATGATGACCCTATGAAACTCTTGGAGTACACCAGACTTGCTTGCTCTGTGTACGGTGCAGAGTATATCTTTGTGGATCATGTACAGAGACTTGCCTATCTTAGTCAGTCAGGAGTAGATGGTGCTACCTCTGTGCTTACCTCACTGGGAGCGCAAATGGCACAGCTATCCAAGGAGTTGAACATAGGTGTGGTATTTATATCACAGGTTAATGATGATGGTAGAACTAAGTATGCATCTTCTCTTGAAGAGGAAGCTATTATCTGTATAAAGATTGATAGAGACTTAGAGAATGAGGATGAGACAATACAGAACACCACTAACTTTATCGTAGATAAGAACAGACCCTTTGCTAAGTTAGGTTATGCAGGGAGTGTCTACTATGATCCAAAGACTACGATCATGCGAGAGAGTTACGGTGATGAAGAGGATAAGATGGTAGCATGATTATATTTGATGTAGAATCTGATGGCCTGATTGAGGATGCCACTAAGATACACTGTCTCTCTTATACAGATGGTGGGGAAATAAAAACTATATACGAGTATGACGAGATGAGGAAACTCTTACTTAATTCTAAGGCATTGCTAGGACATAATATTATTCGTTATGATATACCACTCCTCAATAAATTATTGGGTATAAAAATAACTGCTAGGCTTTATGATACTCTGGCTATGTCGTGGGTGATGAATCCTACAAGAGGTAAGCATGGTTTAGATAGCTTCTTCCCTGACTTTGGTATTAAGAAAGTAGAAGTTTTAGATTGGGTTAATCTTACCAGATCTGAGTACACTCATAGGTGTGAGGAAGATGTTAGGATAACGCAAGCACTGTGGAATGATTTACTCAAGAGATTCCTAAAAGTATACGACTGTAAGAAAATGCTTGACAAATTCTTTCGTTACCTTGAGTTCAAGATGGACTGTGCCAGAGAAGCAGAGCAACAGGGTTGGAAGTTAGACCTAGCTCTTGCTGAATCCCTTGTAGATCAATGGACTAAACTACAGGAAGATAAGGTGAAGGAACTTGTGGATGTTATGCCACTGAGGACTCTATACAAGACACAGACTAAACCAAAGGTATACAAGAAGAAGGATGGCTCTCTGTCTGCACATGGTCAGAGATGGCAGGAACTTGTAGAGGAACATGGTCTACCCTCCGACTACGATGGTGAAATTACTGTGGTCAAGGGTGTTGAAGATCCTAACCCTAACTCCACTGATCAAGTAAAGGAATGGCTTACCTCTTTAGGTTGGCAACCGTGCACCTACAAGTATAACAAGGATAAGGAAACAGGAGAAGAGAAGAAGGTAAAACAAGTTAGAAAAAATGGTGAACTTACAGAGTCAGTAAAGCTTTTGATTGAGAAGAACCCTGCTGTAGGTGTTCTTGATGGACTGACTGTGCTACAACACAGGCTAGGCATAGTGAAAGGCTTTGTAGACTGTGAACAGGGTGGATATGTGAGGGCAGAGATAGATGGCTTGACGAATACTTTGAGGTTCAAGCACAAGAAGCCTCTTGTCAACCTACCATCTGTAGAAAAACAGTATGGCAAGGAGATTAGGAGTTGCTTAATTGCAACACCGGGGTATTTATTATGTGGTGCAGACATGACTTCCCTTGAAGATACCACCAAGAGACACTATATGATGCCATATGATCCACAATATGTAAAGGAGATGTCAGTAGAAGGGTTTGATCCTCACCTTGACCTAGCTAAACATGCTAAGTTTGTAACACAGAGACAGATAGATCAACACAACAGGGGTGAGATCAACCTAAAGAACCTAAGAAAGAACTTCAAGGTAGTGAACTACTCAGCAACATATGGAGTAGGTGCAGAGAAACTATCAAGAGAAACAGGAATGTCTATTGGTAAGTCAAGAAAACTTTTAGATGCCTATTGGGAAAGAAACTGGTCAGTGAAGAAGTTTGCTGAAGAACAAAAGATTAGAAGGATTGGTGAAGATATGTGGATACAGAACCCTGTCAGTAAGTTCTGGCACAGCCTACGATATGAGAAGGATGCGTTCTCCACGATCAACCAAAGCACAGGGTCTTACTGCTTTGATAAGTGGGTTGCTATTTACAGAGCTACAAGACCTAACATTGTGGGTCAGTTCCACGATGAAAGTATCAACGTCATAAGAGAAGAGGAGAAGGAACAACATACAAAAACATTAAAGTCAGCCGTTCATAAACTAAATGAACAGTTAAAATTAAACGTAGAGCTAGGGATTGATGTACAGTACGGAAATAATTATGCAGAAGTACATTAATTGCTTGCATTGTAATAAGTAATTGTGTTATAATTTTTTATCAACAAATATAGGAGCATTAAATGGCTACAAGAAAAGTAAAATTAGAAGGTATTGCAGAGTGGGCGAAAGTGTTTGAAGAGAATCGTGAGATGACAGGCTACAAGCCTACACCTGAAGCAGTAGGTGCTTACGAGGACTGCAATGGTGCATGTAAGATTGACATTATAATGAATGATGTGAACTACAAGAAGCTACAGGCATCCAAGTCTATGAAGAAGGGTACTGATGACGCATTGGATAGAGGTAGAAAAGTTACCTTTGTCCGTAAGTTTGAAACAGGTAGAGATTGGGATAGTGGTGTACCTATTGTACTTAAAGAAGATGATACACGTTGGGATTATGAAGTTGATGGACCTATTGGTAATGGATCTATTGTTGAAGTAACCCTAGCTGTGTATGATATAAAGAAGTACGGCAACACAGGTACAAGACTTGAAAGGGTTAAGGTTATTGATCACAAGCCTTATGATCCTGATGAAGAGGAACAGTTTGCCTCACCTCCACCTAAGAAGGAGAGTGCAAATGAAATTGCCAATGACGAGATTCCCTTTTAGGAAACCGAAAGTAAGAAACCTTGAGGCTAGAGAGTTACACACTCCAAAGTATAGTCTCAAGGTTATACCTGACAAAGCAAAGAAGATCTTTAGAAAAAGAAAACACAAAGGCTTAACTGATGAAAAAGATTGAATCACTTGTTAAAGATATCTATAAGACGATAGAGGGTAAGGGTGGTTGGACTACGATGATAGGTGAATCCTTTGGTAAAGGTCTTGCTTTGACTGCCAACCAAAGGTTTTCTGAACCACAGAAACCTAGAGGGTACTTATCACTCTCCTCTGTCGGCACTCCCTGTGATCGTAAGCTTTGGTATAAGATCAACAAACCTAAAGTTGGTGAGCCACTTACACCTAACACCCTGCTAAAATTTTTCTACGGTGATATGATAGAAGAATTGGTTATAAGTTTAGCCAAGGCAAGTGGTCACAGAGTTGAGGGTATGCAGGACAGACTTGATGTTCATGGTGTTAAAGGACACAGGGATGCAGTTATAGATGGTATGACAGTGGATGTTAAGTCTTGCAGCAGTTATGCCTTTAAGAAATTTAAAGGAGGGAGACTTAGAGAAGATGATCCATTTGGGTATATATCACAGCTTAGTTCCTACGTCTATGCAGGAAAGGATGACCCACTTGTTACTAACAAAACACAGGGTGCTTTTCTGGCAGTTGACAAACAGAATGGACATGTTTGTTTGGATGTTTATGATTTCACTGAAGAGTTAAAAGAAAAAGAAAAAGAGATCAAGAACATTGTTAATATGGTGGAAGGTAAGTTACCTACAAAAAAGCTAAAGGCCGTTCCTCAGTCAAAAACAAGCGACAACAAAAAACTAGGAATGGTGTGTAGTTACTGCGAATATAAGCACAGTTGTTGGGAAGATCTTAGAACATTCATCTACTCCTATGGTCCTGAATATTTAGTTGAAGTCAACACTGAACCAAAAGTACCAGAGGTATTCACATGAGTAGAACAGGTAAAGCAAAGGGTAGATTAGGTCAGCAAGAGGTGAGAGATAAACTGCTGCAGACCTTTGATGAATTTGAAAAGGATGACATAAAGTCTGCCATCATGGGTGAAACAGGGGCAGACATACAGTTCTCTCCTCAAGCTAAGAAGAGATTACCTTTAGCTATAGAAGTCAAGAGGCGTAAGGCAGAACTAAAAACTGTGTATAGCTACATTGAACAGGCAGTCAAGCATAACAGTGGAGAGCCTGTGGTATTCTATCGTTCAGATAAAAGACCTTGGGTTGTAATGATTGGCATGGAACACTATATGGATTTACTTAGGGATTGGAAGATCAATGACAAAAAACTTTAAGATATGGCACGTTACCTCTGGACCTTTCTCAATGGAAAATTCACCAAACTTTTATGATGAAGGGTATGAAGAAGGTTTAGATAGTTTACCTACAAAAACAAACTATCTAGTATTAGCTATGATAGAAGAGGATGGTAAACTTAAAGAAAAAGAGTTTTGGTTTCCTGAAGAATGGCAAGCTTATAAATTTAAACATCTTATTAACAGTGAGATGGAAGCCTTAGAGGTAAATGAAAATGAAAATATGTGTGAAAATAATGTTGACTTTTAAGGGTATTGGAGTATAACTATGAGCTTACGTTTTGAAGTTGTTCTTACAGTTGAGGTAGATGAGTCTGCCAATTTTTTAGAAGTCATTGAAGACAGTACACTAGAAGTTGTTAAAGAAAAAATATCTGATGCTCTGTATGATGTTGATGATTTAGAAGTAAATGATATAGATTTGATAAGGAGATTAGAGTGAACTACGATATGGAATTGTACAGCAAGCAAGTTGAAAAACTTATTATTACTGAACCAAAGAACAGACTTATGGAAAATGTTTTAGGTTTAGGAGAGGAAGCAGGGGAAGTTCAGGGTAAGATTAAGAAACTTATTAGAGATAAAAGTTTTTCTAAGTCTGATATTATAAAAGAATTAGGTGACTGTCTCTTTTATGTCACAGCTATTGCTAATTATCTAGACTCTAACTTACAGGAAGTTGCTAATGCAAACATGAAGAAACTTCACGACAGGAGAGACAGAAATAAAATACAAGGGTCAGGAGATAACAGATAATGCCAAACATATTTACACCAAATCAAGATGAACAATTTATAACACCCTTCAGCCCTATCATAGGATACAAAAAACTATCGTCATCTTTTGTAGAGAAACTTAATAACTCTATGAATGATAAACTTGAAGATTGGTCTGATACTCTAGTCGGTAAAGTCAAGGCAGAATTAAAATTTAATGAGAGTTTAATGGACTCTTTCTTTACAGAAATGAAAGATTTTATAATGAAGTATCAGTTGAATGCAGAATTGTATACTTCTATGGGTACTAGAGGTTTAGATCCTAACTCTGACTATACTATACAGGCTACAAGTGGTTGGTTTGTCAGGCAGTTTGAAAACGAATACAACCCTGTTCATATTCATCCAGAAACTATGTTGTCTTGTGTTGGCTATCTTAAACTACCTAAAAATATAGAAAAAGAATGGGAAGAAGATTACAAAGATCACCACCCTAGTCACGGACACATACAATTTATGCATGGAACTTCTGTCAGCTATTCAGCAACTAACTTCATGTTTAAACCACAAGTAGGAGACTTTATTATCTTTCCTGCACACATGTTTCATACTGTGTATCCCTTCAAGACAAAGGGAGAGAGAAGGTCTTTCAGTGTTAATTTTACAGTCCATCAAACACCAAAGGAGGCAGTATCCGATGACAAGTAATGCACTACCAACAGACTACCAACACTTTATTGCCACCTCACGCTATGCACGTTGGCTAGATGAAGAAGGAAGAAGAGAAACGTGGAGCGAAACAGTAAGCCGTTATGTAGACTACATGGCAGAGCGTACAGGTTTAGACACAGACACTACTGAAGAGATCTGGGATGCTATACATAACCTAGATGTTATGCCATCCATGAGAGCCTTGATGACTGCAGGTAAAGCATTAGACAGAGACAACACAGCAGGTTATAACTGTAGCTATCTCCCTGTAGATGACCCCAAGTCTTTTGATGAAGCCATGTACATCCTTCTCTGTGGCACAGGTGTAGGGTTCTCTGTTGAGAGACAGTACATTGACAGACTTCCTGAAGTGCCTGAGAAGCTCTTTGATAGCCACACTACTATTGTCGTTAGTGATAGCAAAGAGGGATGGGCAAAAGCATTCAGACAGTTGGTTGCTTTACTGTATGCAGGAGAGATACCTACTTACAACACCAGTAAGATTAGACCTGCAGGTGCTAGGTTAAAAATCTTTGGTGGTAGAGCATCAGGTCCTGCACCTCTCGTTGACCTATTCAAGTTTACGATCAACATGTTCAAGGGTGCAGTAGGTAGAAAGCTCACAAGCTATGAGTGCCACAGTATCATGTGTAAGATAGGCGAAATCGTGGTAGTGGGCGGCGTAAGGCGTTCAGCAATGATCAGTTTGTCCAACTTGTCTGACATACGTATGCGTCACGCTAAGACAGGACAATGGTGGGAAACTGCACCACACATGGCATTGTCTAATAACTCTGTAGCTTACACAGACAAGCCTGACTCTGAGACATTCCTAAGAGAGTGGACTTCACTGGTAGAATCTAAGTCAGGTGAGAGAGGTATCTTCAACAGGGTATCTGCACAGAAGCAAGCTGCTAAAAATGGTAGGAGAAATCCTGACCATGAGTTCGGTACTAACCCCTGCAGTGAGATCATACTTAGGCCACATCAGTTCTGTAATCTAACAGAGGTTGTGGTGAAGGAGAAGGATACTGATGAAGATTTAATCAGAAAGGTAAGACTTGCCACTATTTTAGGCACTGCACAGTCTACTCTTACTAAGTTCCCCTATCTCCGTAAGATCTGGCAACACAATACACAAGAAGAAAGACTTCTTGGTGTTAGTCTAACAGGTATCATGGACAACATGCTGACCAATGGACTGCTAGTCAACATGGACAAGAGACTTCCAAACCTTAAACAAGTTGCCATTGATACAAACAAAGAGTATGCAGAAAAGTTTAACATTGAACCAAGTACGGCCATCACCTGTGTTAAACCTAGTGGTACTGTATCACAGTTATGCGACAGTGCGAGTGGCATCCATGCTAGGCACAGTCAGTACTACATCAGGACTGTACGTGGTGACAACAAAGATCCACTTACAAAGTTTATGATAGATCAGGGTGTACCTAGTGAGCCTTGTGTGATGAAGCCTGACACCACTACTGTCTTCAGCTTCCCTATGAAATCTCCTGAACGTTCTAGAATGAGAGACTCTATGTCAGCCTTGGAACAACTACGTGTGTGGTTGATCTATCAAGAGCATTGGTGTGAGCATAAGCCATCCATCACTGTCACTGTTAAAGAAGATGAATGGTTTGATGTAGGTGCATTTGTATTTAAGAACTTTGACAAGATGTCAGGTGTATCATTTTTACCACACTCTGATCACGTTTATCAACAAGCACCATATCAAGAGTGTACAGAAGAAGAATACAATGATATGATTTCAAAGACAACTAAGCGAATAGATTGGGCTAAACTAAAAGATTTTGAAAAGGGTGACACTACCTCTGGCTCTCAGACAATGGCATGTAGTGGAGATTCCTGTGAGATCGTAGATATAGGAGCGTAGTATGACTGCAATATATGCTAAAGATGTTTGTTCTATGTGTGGCAACTATCTGGATGATAACTTGAAGTGTCCTGAATGTCCAGACTGTAAGCCACATCCAGTAGAGGATGCCTTTGAAATATCTGTAAGTGCAGAGGATGAAGATTATGATCCTGTCAACAAGCCACCTCACTACCTTGTATCAGGTGGAGTAGAATGCATTGACTACATGCGACAGATCTTAGGACTACAGGGTTTCATAGACTATTGTCATGGCAATGTGATAAAGTATCAGCATCGTTATAAATACAAGGGGAAACCTGTAGAGGATATGGAGAAAGCACAGTACTATCTCAACAAGATGATAGAGGCAATGAAAGAGAAACATAAATGAAGTGGAAAAATCTTGAACAAGAGGCGAGAAGCTTTAACAAATCTCGTTGGTCAAAGCCTACACAAAAAGCAAAACCCCTGACAACAAGACGATTCCTAGCAGGTCAAGCTATGAGTGGTCTTATTGCAAGGGGTCAAACGAATATGAAAGATGTGGCGAGGGAGGCATACTTGTGGGCAGACAGGATGTTGGAAGAGGATTAGAGAGCAGGTATTGATAACATCTTTAGTTTATCATCTGTTTCTAAAAATGTTTTAATTACATGAAGTTCTGCTCTGTTCATGTCACCAAAATCCCCATCAAACTTTAAACTTTCTATCGCTTCGTCTATCTTTTTTGAAGTGTATTTTTGAGACAATTCGTATTGTAAATCTAAGGTATCTGTAGGTCCTGAATATTGAAGATATAAAAATGTTTTAGCTAACTCTTTTGCATTAGGTAAAACTTCTTCCCTCCACCACAACCTTTGCCTATCAGTCTCTAACTTTCTAAAATTTTTAGACCCAATTAACCTGTCTGACTCTGCTTCTATAATATTAAACAGAATACCATTGTATTCGTTAGCAGACTCTGGTGCAATAACCCTCACTCTTCTAGCTGCATTAATATTAAACTGATCATAACCCATCATGTTCATAACACGTTGAGTATTTGTCAGTCTTATATTTCTAAACCCTAAAGATTTTGCTGAAGTAACATCTGCTTCTCCTGTGGCAGCTTGTTTTAAAGTTTTACCTACAGGTTCTCCAGTAAATAATGGTATGATGTTGTCTATATAACGAACAGAATCATTGTACAATTTGTTGCCTTGATACCTATCTATAGGTCTTGCTTGTTCTCCTCTTACTATACCTGCTAAAGTATTAACAGGTTCTATGAAACGTGTTGTACCAGATGCAACTTGTGATACTACTCCACCTGCAGATTTAGTAAACCCTTGCCAAGCTTCAGACATATCTCCTGATAACATACCATCAATCATCTCTGCTATATCAGTTTGAGTTCTTGTTAAATTTCTAAGGACACCACTTAAAGTAAAGTCTCTACCAATTTGAGCTAATACTTCAGGTGGTACTTCACCCTCTTCAATTCTATATGACATTATCCTAGCTTTGGCTCTGAAATAAGATATAGGATAATCGTACCTTTGAGTAATAACTTCACCACCCATAACATCTTCTTCATACAAACCTAAACCTTGTTTTCTTTTTCTAGTTTCATCTTGAACTAAAAAGGAAGCGATTGTCCAAGCTGATGCAGCTTTAGCAATCAGTTGACTTGTAGGTTTATCTTTATATAGGCCTGACATTTTACCTACTAAAGATAATCCTGTAGCTTGAAGACCAAAGTCAACAGTGTTATTAAAGAATCTTCCAAAAGGTATCATCAAACCTACACCCGGAATATTTCTTGCGTCTTCCATTATACCTGCCATTTGACCTAAAGCACCCTTACCCTTATAAGATTTAGAAAAGATAGCTTCTAAAGTTCTATCTACTGCTCCTGCTTCTAATGACCTGTACTCTTTTGTTGCCATAAATTTATAAGCATCTTTATCACCGTAAAATTCTGACCAACCTTTACCTGTTGCCGCACGTAAAGCTTTATCCATTTGAAAAATAAATTCTTGTGATTTGGTAAAAGAATCTTGCGCTCTTACAAGAGATACAGCTTGTATAGCATCAACAGCATCATCTATTCTCAAACCTAAAAGTTTTTGAGATGGAGTGAGCTTACCACCTGTAATAGTTTTAGTTGTATTCTCAACTCCTCCGGGAAGTATTGTAGAAAGTCTTTGAAGTGCTTCACTGTTTCTTGATAATGCAGATTGAAAAGCATTATAAGTCATTTCAGGATCTAATAGAAGTCTAACCCTATTCATGTTTGATCTAAATAAATCACTTGCTATCTTTGTTGCACTCTCACCTTCTTTTTGTTTACCTATTAGTTTTAACATAGTTCCTTTACCTGCATGAAGTACAGATAAGGATATATCTGACACAAAATTTAAAGATGCGTTTGATCCCCAACCAATAACATTTAATGCACTTGTAGAGGGATTAGAAACAAGAAGTCTTATCACTCTACCCTGATTGTTAGTTATGACTTCATTAACTGCTTCCCCTGTAGGAAGTTTGTCGCCTAATCTACCTATCAAAGATTGAGTATCTACACCCCTTCTGTACTCTTTAGGTAATAAACCTAAACCAACTGCATCATTTATTAAGTTACCTACTGTTAAGTCTTCAATAGAAATACCATTTATTTTAGAACCTTGTGAGGCAGCATTAAGAATACGAGCAGAATTATTTATTTTTCTTGCAAAAGTATTAGCAAATTCCTCTACTGTTAATTCCTTTGCCTGTTTTAATTTTGTTCCAGTAGCTTTTTCAAAAGATGTTATAAATTTCTTAATGTCCTCTGGTTTAGAATCTTTTATTATTTCTGCAATCCAATCACTGTACTTATCATCTTCAAATCTTTTTGACCAAGTTAAACCTCTCTCTGATGCAATCTGTGCAAAACCTTTTAGAAGTACCTCACCATCTTGTTGATGACCTAAAAGTAAGTCCACAAAAAATTCTGAGTCTAAATCTTCTAGCTCTCTTCCACCTGCAACTTTTGTTTTCCACGTACTTGTTTTTTCAACAGTGGTTTTAGCATAGTCTTCCATAGATTTTGATAAAGCATCTAAAACATCATCTGCTTTTGGAGCTACTACTGCTGATGGCATGGCTGTATCAGAAGTTCCCTTTAATAAAACTCTTCCTATTTGCACTCCACCTATTATAGTACTACCAAGAGCCACCATACCAAGAGAAAACTTATCCATGTTATCACGAACACCTGTTTGTATTAAGCCACTCTGATAAATATATTCCATACCTGTATTAACTGCTGTATCAAAAGCTACTGCACCACCTATTTCTTTTATGTTTTGAGATGTTCTAAGTTTTTTTAAACCTTTACTATTTATTAGTTGATTTTTATAATCAGCTAGTTCTTTTGCACCTTTTTGTTGAGCAGATTTTAATTCTTTTTTAAGAACTTTTTCAACAGCTTCTTTAGCTAATTTTTTATCACCAGTTTTTCTTAATACTTTTTGTCCTTCTTTAAGTGCTAACTTTCTTGCACCTGCCAAAGCTACTCTTACGCCACCACCTGCTACTAACTTGCCAAAGATACCACCTACAATATTAGCAGGATCTAAAATAGCAGTTCTAGTAAAGTCCATAATACCTTCTGCTTTTTCTGCAAAAGTGGTTTCTTTACTAAACAAACCTGCCATGTTCTCATAAAGTTCATAGGCAGCACTAGCTTTAGCTAATCTTTCTGGACTTTCTTTTATATCATTAATGTAGTCAATTTCTGTAAGACCTCTTATAGTATTACCACCAGATACACCTCTTCTATTATCAAGAAAATCATCTACTATTGTTCTTTTATCTTTATCTTCTACAGCCTGTATTCCATAACGATCAAGCATATAGTCCTCAATGATATTAAACATAGTATCATTCTCTACCATATCATCTTGAGTATAAGTGCCGACTTCAGGCATTTGATTTTCTACATTACTAGTATTATTTTCTAATTCTTGTATAGAAAAACCAACTTTGTTAGGATCTGTATCTAACTCTTGTTCTGTAAAACCTATCATATCTTACCTATATATTTGGATAATAAATACCATTACCACCATAATAAAAAAATATTTTTTGACCTATATATTCACTTAGTCTAGAGTCTTTTCTAGCCATTACATCATTAACCAAAACTTCTTTTCTTGTTCCCTGTGAATTTTTAAGTAAAGAATTAAAGCTTAATTTATTTTTTAAGTCTTTAAATTGAGGATCTACTAAAACTTGATCTACAAAAGGAACTGTTAGATAATAATTAAACAAAATACTTCTAGCATTTTCTTTTACAGCAGGTTCTGAACTATTAATATTTTTGAGAGCTGCTTCTGTCTCTCTAGATTTTTCATTATTAGCATCAGGATTATTGATTGTATAAATTCTAGCTTGTGAAACTATTAATTTTGTTATTTCATTTAATTGAGTAGAACTTAAATCAATAGATTCTTTAGGATCTATTTTAGTTTCTAAAGGAGTTGTTATAAATATATTCCTACGAGAACCAAAGTCATTAGTATCTATATTCATTACTTTTGTATACAAGTCTATAAAATCATCTTCATTTTTTAAATCTGCTAACTCAAGTTCTTTAAAAAGATTAAACTTTTCTTTCTTTGTTTGATTTGGATTATCAATTATACTGACGATAGTAGGAAGATCACTTAATTTAAATATTCTATTCTTATCTGAAGCCTGACTTTTTAAAAATTTTACAAGGTCAACAACTGCATAAGGATCGTTTTGTACTTTAGTTATAAAGTTTTTTGTTGTGTCATCGTACTCATTATTTTCTACTGATTTAGCAACTAAATCATTTAAATACAAATTAGATTCAATCATTACATTATCTTCATAACCTTTAGTAGGTTTTAAAGCAGACTTACGTTTATCATAAAAAGTATTAATTAAACTTAATCTTCTATTTAAAGCTAACTCATCTTTTTTAAGATCAAATTGTTCTTGGGCAAATTTGTTTTGATCCCTCTTATCAAGAGCATCAGCAAATCCTTTTATTGCGTATCCACTAACCATTACATTCTCCTCTGCATCAGACCTTGTTGAGGTTCAACAGGTTCTTCCATCGGTGCTTCCATATCTTGCTCTGCTTCAGGCATCTCTGTATCTTCTAACGACATAGGGTCAGGAGTATCTTCTCCTCTTAACTCTTTCATCATACGTTTAGCCCTTGATACATTTCTACTGTAGGTGATAGCTTGTTTAGCTTTTTTATTTTCAAACCCTTCTTCAAACTCTATCCCTGCACGTAAGGCTGCACCCTTAATAAACTCATGGAGAACAGGTGCAATGATTAAACTAATGTCAATAGAGTGTATACCTTCCATTACAGCACTTCTTGCAATACCTTCAACAAGCGTAACAAGATCTAAACCTTCTTCAAGAAAAAACAATACATCATCCATTGCTCCTTCTTTCATTAGGTTATCAAGATGTATCTCTAGAGCCTCTCTAGGATCTGTAACATCAGGTAATTTTTCATAAGGGGCAGACTTTGAAGGTGTTGTTAAAGACTGTCCCGGTATTGGTCTATCAAATTGCATCTTATTTTACCTTTAGTTGTATGTGCTGTAATATTTTCTTGCGTTACTTCTTCTTTTACTTAGATTAGCAGTTTCTTTTTTAGGTCTTAAAAAGGAGTTAGTAAAAATATCTGCAGCTTGTTCAGGACTTTTAGCCTTATCTAATTTATTAAGTACGTTTCCCTCTCCTGTATTCCTAAACTCATAAAACATAAAGTCTCTAAAAGCTTCATAACTTCTAGGGTCTAATCCTTTATCTTGAGAGTGTGCCAAGAAAGCATCTTTTCTAGCACCAATCTTAACAAGACCTGCATAGTCTCTATCTCTTATAAACTCTTTTCTCTTAGCTTCATCTACTCCCCTCATGTTAGTATACTGAGCAGCTGAAACACCCGGACCTTTTATTTCCTTATAACGAGTAAAACCTAAAGACTCATAATCTAGGCTACCTATAATACCTGCAATAGCTTCATCCCCCAAACCAAACTCTGTAAGATCGCTTGCTAATTCACTCGCAAATTTATTTGGATTTGTGTCAACATAGTCAGACCCTAAACCTTCTTTATATATTCCTACAGATTTTATTCTACCTTCAGCCATCTCCTCTGTCTCTGAAGATTCTAAGTACTCCTCATTACCTCTGTATAACATATCAAAGTAATCTTGAACAGGACTTACAGGCTCATTAACTTCTTCTTCAACATTATATTTAGGAGATCCTAATCCTTTAACCATACCTGTTTTTCTAGCTTTTCTCTCTTCATTTTTCCTGAACATTTCTGCAGGAGAACCTTCTTCACCTACAAGGCCACCTGTAGAAAAACCTCTTAACTTTTTATAACCATCAATATACATTAAAACCTCCAAAGTCAGCATCACAACGATACAAGAAACAAAAACAATTAGTAATTTGCGTAACATTTATTTTTTTAAAGTCCTGCAAGTATACCACTAAAACCCCCTGTAAAACCACTACCAAACAAGAACCTTGAAAATAGTGATGCTTTTCCTTCAGCAGCAGCGGCTGCTTCATCTGCATCAAGTTTTATTCTAAGTTTTTCTAAATCTTTATCTCCAAGTAATAACTGCATTGCTCTGTCCATTGCATTTTCAGAAGAGGTCATGGAAAAACTCATCAAGTCTCTTTCTCTCTGCCAAATCTGGTCTATAGATTTATTAGTTAAACCATTTACATCTTTAGCATACTGAAAGTTACTTTGATTAGCTGCAGCTGTATTTATAGTAGTGGTATCTTGTCTCCACTTAGCATTAGCCTGTGCTATTTGTGCATACATTTGTGAATTAAAAATTTCTCTTTGATTCTGTAACTCTGAGTTAAACTTCTGGATAGCATTAGTTTCACCTGCATTAAACTGGTTCATAGCATTAGTTTGTGCAGAATTAAACTGATTAATTTGCGACTTCATTGTATTGTTAAACTGATCTACTTGCATTTGACTTGAAGCATTAAATTGTTCAAAAGCATTAGCAGAAGCTGTATCACTTAAAATAGTGTTAGCTAATGTCTGTGCCTTAAAGATCTCTGTTTGCTGTTGATTACTAAGATTTGCCATGTCTATCTGCAGGAAGTTCTGTGCGTTCTGCACTTGTGCTTGTTGCATGTTACTAAGATTTTGTGTCTCTAATTGAGAGATCTGCGCAGCTTCAGCCATGACAAGAGCCTGTCTATTGTTTAGATTAGCAAGATCTACAGTCTGTGCCATACGTGCATTCTCTAGTGCAACCTGCTGTTGAGCATTAAAGTTCATGTTAGCAACCTCACTGACTTTAGCTGCATTCATCACTTTAGTTTGAAAGTTTTGATCAAACTCCATGTTTAAAAACTTGGCACGTTGCTCTGCTTTCATCATAGCCATCTGCTGTTTGTTAGAAGCATCAGCCATAGCTATTGGTAAAGCTGATTCCATTGCAGCCTGTATTGCTGCCTGTCCTGCTAAACTAGATGCACCTAGTCCTCTTGATGCCATACCTGCCAGTGCATTACGCATAGCTCCTGAAGCCCATGCAGGTGTCTCCCCCTCTTCAAAATCCTGCATCAGAGTAGTAAGCTCATCCTTAACTGTGGCTGCCTGTACTTCTCCTGTTCCAAATGCCTGACCCACCTTAGTTTGATCTACAGTGCTACCTGAGATTGTTTCTCCTTCTTGGAGAGTCCGAGTTGGTGCGCCCTGAACTGTCTGAGCCTGACCTATTTGAGCTGCATCAACACTTCCTACTTGAGTGGATGTAGGATCTTGTGTGGCGGCCTGAATTGTTTGTGTAGGACCTGCTGATTGAGCTGCCTGTGTTTGATCAAGGGCAGTCTGAACACCCTCCTGTGCTGTTTGAGTAGTAGCTGTTGTTGTCTGAGCAGGAGTAGGTGTATCTGCTGTAGCGACCTGACTAACTTGTGCAGGGTCAGTAACAATAGGAGCAACCCCTGCAGCTTGACCTGTTGTTGCTGATAAAACTGTTCCTGAAGCATCAGGATTTATATTAGCCACAGGAGCAGCTGAAGTAGTACCTGCAGGATTTACTACAGCACCTGCTGTTAAATTAGCTTGCTCTTGAGCCATTTCTTCTTGTGTGTAAGTTTTACCACCTGCAGTCACTGTGGGTGCTTTAGTAACTGTACCACCTGTCTGCATCTGTTGAGCTTGTGTATAACCTTGAGGTATGGGAGTGGTAGGAGAAAAAGTGCCATCAGGACTAACTGTTCCTGTAACGTAAGTTGTCATACCTTGTTGATTTCTATAAAGTCTCTGTTGTATTGTAGGTGCTGTACCTGCTGCAGTTTTTTCTGCTAGTGTTTGAGGTTGAATAAGTTGAGCCTGATCCATAGCTCTCTGTGCAAACTGTTGTCCTTGATTTGCTACATTTTGTCCAAAAGTTTGAGCTTGTACATTTGTAACTCCTTCAGCAGAAGATACAGGTTGAAATTGTTGAGATAAATTTTGCATAGGTTGTTGATAACCAGTTGGTAATGTAACTTTACCATCAGGACTAAACACTTGTTGTGCTTTTTCAACCTCTTGTTGTGTTGGTTGTATAGGAATAGTTGTAGGGAGAGAAGAAGTAGGAGTAGGAGTAGGAGTAGTATCTGATGCAGTGTCAACTTTATAAGTATAGTTTAAAATATCTTTTTGTCCATCAGCCTGTGTATATCCACTTTTAGCCCATGCATTTTGAGCAATACCAATACCTTCTTGATAGCCTTTCTGTAGATCTTCTTCAGTCAGACCTTTTTCTGCAGCAGTTGTATAAATAGTTTGATCTGCAGTAATACCCTGCTCTTTCATAACTTTTTCTGCAAAAAGTGTGTTAGCACTACTACTATTTATTTGTGGTGTACCATACTTTTCTTCATGGCTTTGAAAAGCATCAGCAATAGGATCTGTTGCAGTATTGTTTCCATAAAACTCACTTGTATTACCACTGTTAGTATAACCATTATTACTTAGTACCTTATTTAAAGCATTAGAATCATAGTTAGGATTTTTAAGAATAGGTTTTCCAGTACCACTATGTGTTCCTATTACTTCCCAATTACTTGTATCAATACCCCTGTTTGTAAAATAACTGTCAGGCATACCACTAGTACTAGGTATATTATAAACAGGATCTATTCCTACATCATTAAGAGCTTTGGTCATCTCTGCAGTAGATACACCAGTTTTATACGACAGGTATTGTAGGTCAGCTAACTTTTTAATAGCTTCTTCAGATGATCCTGTTGATCCACCATTAGAAAAACCTAGTCGTTCACTCTGAACTAACGCACCCTTGTTGGCAATCATTGCTCTTGCAGAATGACCAAGCTCCTCTGCCTTTCTGTATATAACTGCCCATTTATTAGGTAGAGGTGGATCTATATTAAAACGATCAGTTAATAACTTTGCAGCTTCTGTTGCTGTTAGCCTACTCTTTTTTGCCATCTATCTAATCCTTACTCAATACTTTATCTAGCTTATCTTCTAGTCTATGTAGGGCATCCATGACTTGACTAAGATCATCTCTCATTTCTTTACGTGTAACATACTCTTCTCTCGTTTTGTTTAACAGTATGTCTATACGTTTAACTTCCTGTATGAGTCCTCTGAATGCCCATACAGCAGGAGCTATAACTAGAGTTAAGATGATGTTCCAAAACATCCACATACTGATTTCCATTAACTACTCCTGAATTGACTTTAAGTACCATACTAACCAACCAAATCCTATTACTGTGCAGAGAAGAAAGAGTATGAATAACCCCTCAATAATTCTATCTTTTATTTCCTGTTGTCGGTACA